CGTGACGGCCCCACGACCGGCTTAGGCGCGGCCCTTCGGGACAACCGCGATCCGACGGCAGGGACAACCGCAAGGTTCAACCCGCTAGAGGAACGCGACCATGTCCACTTCGATCGACCAGGCTTTCGTCAAGCAGTTCGAGAGCGAGGTTCACCTCGAGTACCAGCGCATGGGCTCGAAGCTGCGCGGCACCATCCGCACCAAGAACGACGTCAAGGGCAGCTCGACCACCTTCCAGAAGGTTGGCAAGGGCGAGGCCGGCACGAAATCGCGTCACGGCAACGTGCCGATCATGAACCTCAACCACACTCCGGTGGAGTGCGTCCTGTCGGACCACTACGCCGGCGAGTATGTGGACAAGCTCGACGAGCTCAAGATCAACCACGACGAGCGCCAGGTGGCGGCTCAGTCGGGCGCGGCCGCGCTCGGCCGGAAGACCGACAGCCTCATCACCACGGCGCTCGACAGCACGAACAATCCCAACAACATCGCCCTGGCCCAGACCTGGGGCGCGGCGCAAGGCCCGCTCACGCTCATGGAGATCTTCGGCGCGACAGACGTGCCGCTCAATGACGGCAACGCCTACAGCGTCGTGTGCTTCCAGGCGTGGTCCGACCTGATGCAGCTCCAGCAGTTCTCGAGCTCCGACTATGTGGGCGACGACATGCGTCCCTTCATGGGCGTGCCGGCGAAGAACTGGGCGGGCCTGATCTGGTTCCCGTTTTCGGGCCTGCCTAAGGATGGCAACGGCGATTACAAGCAGTTCGCCTACCACCGTTCCGCGGTCGGCCACGCCATCGGCCAGGAGGTCACCAGCGACATCACCTGGCAGGGCGAGAAGCAGGCGCACCTGGTCGTCTACAGCATGAGCCAGGGCGCGGTGCTGATCGACGCCACCGGCGTCATCGAAAACGTCTACGACGTGACGCCGTAATCGCGCGAGCGAGAAAGGAGCAACCGACATGGCTCTCGACAGCAAGAACATGAGCCGGATCGCTCACGCGAACGGCAACAACGTCTGGATCTACAAGACGGCGGACGCGATCGCCACCGTCATCGCGGCGAACTATTTCAACGCGATGACGAAGGAGATCTTCCAGCACGACATCATCATCGCGGTGACCTCGATCGGCGGCGCCGTCGCCATCGACGTCCTGACGGTCACCTCGGCCAGCGGCGCCGCCTCGGTGACGACCGCCAACGGCACCTGAACCGGCGGCGGCCCCGCCACTCGATGCACCTGGGGGGAAGGGGCGGCGTCCCATACGGACGTCGCCCCTTTGCGTTAGATGGCCGAGACCAAGTTCCAAATCTGCTCCCGTGCCCTGCGGCTTATCGGCCTGCCGGGCATTTCGTCTTTCGACGAGGGCAACAAGCGGTCGGAGGTCGCCAACGACCTCTACGATCAGGCGGTCGAGGCCTTGCTCGCTTCCAGCCGCTTCCGCTGGGCCACGACGCAGGCCGATCTCACGCGCAGCCCGACCGAGCCGAAGGCGCGGTGGAGCGCGGCCTACAATCTGCCGGCCGACCCGGCTCCGATCCGCATCTGGGCGCTGACGCTCGCCGATAACCCGGTCGAATACGACCGCTACGGCAGCCTGCTCTATTGCGACCTCGGCGCCGACGACGTGCCGACGCTCGATTACACCTATCGCGTCGGCGAGAGCCTGTTCCCGCCCGAGTTCCGGATGGCGCTCGTGTACGAGCTGGCCGTGCAGTTCGCCGGCGCCATCACCCGCAACGGCCAGCTCGCGAGCGCCTATCTGGAGAAGGCCGAGGAATGGCTGGCGAAGGCCCGCACCTCCGACGCGCAGAGCGTCACGGCCCGGCGCGTCGTTCCTGGCCGCTTCCTCCAGGCTCGCCGCTGATGGGCGTCCTCCGCACGCCGCAGACGAATTTCGGCCGGGGCGAGATCGACCCGCAGCTCACTTCGCGCACGGACGTGCGCGCCTACTTCGCCGGCGCGAGGAAGGCGCGCAACGTCTCGCTGCTCTCGCAAGGCGGCGTGCGCCGGAAGCCCGGCACCCGGTTCCTCTACGACCTGGGCACGCCGAACGCCGTGCTGGCCGACTTCGTGTTCAACGACGACCAGCTCTACCTGTTCGCCTTCGTCCATCAGGCGCTCAAGGTGTTCAACATCAAGGGCGCGCTGCTCGCGACCGTGACCGGCTGCCCCTGGACGGCGGATAAGCTCGATCAAATCTACTGGGCGCAGGCTTACGATACCATGTTCGTGGTGCATCCGGATTTCGTGCCGCAGAAAATTCTGCGCACGGGCGCCTCGAGCTTCGCCCGCTCCGACTATGCTTACGAAACGACGACGGCCGGGCTTATTCGCCAGCCTTACTACAAGCACGCGGCCGACGAGATCACGCTCACGCCGTCGGCCACGACCGGCAACATCAACTGCACCCTGTCGCAGCCCTACTGGCAGGCCGCCCACGCCGGCATGATGATCCGCTACAAGGGCAAGCAGATCCGCATCAACTCGATCACCAGCAGCACGGTCGCGGCTTGCACCGTCAAAGAAACCCTGCCGGCCACAACCGCGGATGTCGATTGGGACGAGCCGGCCTTTTCCTCGATCTACGGCTATCCCAAGACGGTGGCCTTCCATGCCCGCCGCCTCTGCTTCGGCGGCTCCAAGAGCATTCCCGACGGCTTCTGGGCTTCACAGCCCGACGCCTATTTCAACTTCGACGAGGGCACGGCGCAGGACGGCGACGCCATCGCCAGCGCGATCGGCGGCGAGCAAGTGAACGAAATCCGCGCCCTGGTGTCGAGCAGGCATCTTCAGATCTACACCGACATCGGCTCCTACTATGTGCCGCAGAGCGCCAGCAAGCCCTTCGCGCCGGCCAACTTTTCCGTGAGCCGCGAGGCTCCCTACGGCATCACCCGCTGCCGGCCGGTCGAGTTCGACGGGGCGACCGTTTTCATCCACAAGGGCGCCAACGTCGTCAGGGAATTTCTCTATGACGACGTGTCCGGCGGCTACACCGCTAACTCGGTCAGCCTGTTGTCGGGGCATCTTCTGAACGCCCCCAAGCAGATCGTGACGGTGCTCTCGAGCGCCGAGCAGCCGCACAACTTCGCCTTCGTGCTCAACGGCGACGGCACGCTGGCGCAGTTTCAGTCCGTGCGCGCCGAGGAGGTCGCCGGCTGGGCTCTATGGGAGACGGACGGCGCGATCCTGTCGGTCGCGTCCGTGGGCGAAATCCTGTTCCTGCTAGCAAAGCGCACCGTCAACGGCGTCGACAAGTATTACATCGAGCGCGCGCAATGGGAGGATCACTGGACCCTCGATTGCGCGCTCGACTGCGCGAGCGCCCAGCCGACGACGACCTTCTCGGGGCTCGGCCATTTGGCGGGCCAGACCGTCGACGTGGTGAACGCGGATAGGCAGCATCTCGGCCGCTTCACGGTCGATGGCGGCGGCCAGATCGTGCTCGACGACGCCGTGACGCAGTGCATCGTCGGCTTCGCCAGCGAGTTCCGGCTGGAAACCCTGCCGCCCGAGGCCGACACGGCGCAGGGGCCGATCGCGGGCCAGCCCAAGCACATCGTATCGGCCAAGATCGACATCGAGGGAACCTACTCGATGACGGTGGACGGCGAGCGGCTGGAGATCACGCACGTTACCGACGATTTGAGCCAGCCGCCCACGGCGGCCGTCGGACGGGTCGAGTTCTATCCAGATCAGGAATGGGAGATCGACCCGACCGTGACCATCACCCAAGGCGAGCCCCTGCCGATCACGGTCAAGGGACTCGTCGTCGAGTTCGAGGTGTAAGGATGGAATACGTCGCGATTGGCGCCACGCTTCTCGGCGGCGTCGGCAGCGTTCTGCAGGGCTCGGCCGCCGCGTCCGCCGCGATGGCGGAACGCGCGCAGATCGAGGAGCAAAAGGCGATGAACGAGCTCCAGGCGATAGACGAGGAGCGGGCCCGGCGCGAGAAGCTGAACCGCGTGCTTTCGGCCCAGCGCGCCCAGGCGGCGGCTATGGGCATCGACCCGGACCGCTCCGGCTCCTTCGGCGCGATGCAGCGCGCCGACATCACGGCGGCCGAGCGCGAGATCGACCAGATCCGGCTGATGGGGCGCTCCGCCAGCCGGCAGCTATCCATCGCCAGCCAGTCCAAGGGGGCCGAGGCCACTGGCGCGCTGCTCGGCGGCTACCTGCGCTTCGGCGGCGCGCTCGCGAAGGCCGGCTACCAGTTCTACCAGCTCGACGCCGGGTCCGGCTCGCAGAAGGGAAGCAAGTTCTACCAGCTCGACGCCGGGTCCGGCTCGCAGAAGGGAAGCAAGCCATGAGCGCCTACGAGCGTTACGTCGGCCAGGGCATTCTGACGCCGATCCGCGTGACGGACGCCGGCGCGGGCGCGCGCGCGAGGGCGGGCGCCATCGGCGAGGCCGTCGGCGTTCTCGACGACGTTGGCCGGATCGCGGCGCAGGAGGCCGCGAAGGAAGCCGAGCTCGCCGGCAAGCAAGCCGGCATCGCAGATGCGGTCCAGTATGACGAGCGGGGCAACCTTCTGCCCCTGACCACGCTGCCGCCGGCGGACACGATCTACGGCGCGGCCTATCGGGAGGCCGCGATCACCAACTACGGCTTGGCGGCGCTGACCCAGGCCGAGAACAAGGCCGACGAGCTCGCGCGCCAGAACAAGCTCAATCCGCAAGGCTTCCTCGACAACTGGAACGCCTACGTCAAGGCCACGCTCGACCAGCTCCACCCGGACGTGGCGCCGATGCTGAAGCCATCGCTGATGCGCCTGGGCGGCAAGACTTACGGGACCATCGCCGACGAGACCGCCAAGCACGAAATCGAGGTCGCCGTCGGGAACATCGACCAGCGGGTGCAAGACGCCTACCGCGACGCGGAACACATCGCCGGCGACCTGGGGTTCGAGCCTGCCACGGTCGCGCGCTCCTTCCAGATCGTCACGACCGAGATCCTGCCGCTGCTCGAGCAGAAGCGGAAGATCGACCCGAGCTACACCGGGTCGGCGATGCGGGAGGACTTGCGGACCTATCAGCTCGGCCTCGTTTCGCAGGCCGTGATGGGCGAAGCCTGGAAGGTCGCCAGCAGCCGAACGGTCACGATCCAAGGCGTGCCGCATCCCGACGAGGACGCGGCCGAGAAGTTCCTCAACGACCTCGTCTCCGACCCGCCGGCCGAGCTTGCGGCCATCGCCAGCCCGGAGGAAATCGCGGCGATGACCGACCGCGCCCGCACCTGGGTGAGCCTGCGCACGGCGGAGACCAGCACGGCGCGGGCCAGGGCCCAGGAGCAGAACGCGGTCGCGGCCCAGCAGGCGCAAAACGCCTGGATGGAAAAGATCGACAACGCCCGGCCGGAAGACCTGCCGGGCCTGATGCGCGAGCTCGGCACCGCGACCTTGAGCCGCGATCCGGTCCAGAACGCCAACATGATCGGCGCCTTGATGAACACGATGCGCGACCGGGCGCGCAAGGAAGCCGAGAAGGCGGCCGAGGACTTCAACCGGGCGGCCGAGACGCGCTTCGCCGGCGAATGGCAGTTTCGCATCCGCGCCACGACCGACGAGAAGCAGCTCGGCGACATGCTGGCCGAGGCCGACCAGACCAAGTTCTCGCTCGATCCGGTACGCGACGAGCAAATCCGGGCCAATCTCAAGCTTTCGATCCAGAACCAGCAGGAACAGGTCGCAGCCGCGGCCCAGCGCGAGGCCGAGCAACTGGAAAAAGAGCGCCCCGCGCTCGACCTGGCGCGATCCGCCGCCGCCGGCAACGGGCCTCTCCCCGATACAGAGCTCGGCCGCAAGGCGGCGGACAAGCTCTATCAGTCCGCCGTGACCCAGGGGACGGACCTCAGCCCCTACACCGGAGAGGGCCGCCAGAACCTCGTCGACTGGGCAAAGAGATACGCGGTGCTGCCCAAGAGCCCGGCGCGCGACGCCGATGGCGCCACCAAGCTGCCGATCACCGAGGACATCGCGCGGGCACGGTATTCCGGCGATCCGCAGCAAGTCGCCGTCCTCGCCGAGACCTGGCGCCAGATGACCGCCGCGAACCCGGCCATCGCCGGCCAGGTCGCCGCGGCCGACGACAAGTTCCTGCGCGACATCGCCGAGCAAATGATCGGCGGAGCCGCCGCCACGGACGCCTGGCGATACGCCATCGACAAGCTGAGAAAAAGCGACAGCATCGAGGGGCGTTCCCGCCTCCTGCGGGACGCGCAAGCGGCCATCGACACGCCCGAAAAGCGCGACGAGCTTTGGAAGCAAGGGCTCGACGTGATCGGAGCCTCCCATAGCCTCCTGCAAAAGCTTTATTCCGGCTTCCGGGAAGAGCAGCTTCCGCCGGGTGTCCGCATGGTTCCGGGCGGCGCCGACTCCGACATGATCTCTCTGATCTTCGACACGCCGATCACGAACGGCGCGGCGAACCTCCCCGAAGCGGAAGACTGGGTCAAAGACAAATTCGCCGAGCACTATGCGCGCCATCTCACCGCGGAACGGGACAAGAATACGGCCGTGCAAATGGCGGTGGCCGACCTGTCCAACACCGTCGGCATCACGAGCTTCACCCCAACCGGCAAGCCGGACTGGACGCTCTATCCGGTCGAGCAAATGACCGGGATGACGCCCCTTCAACTACAGATCAAGCTTGCCGACGACCTCGCGGCGGCGATGGGAGAGCAGGACGCCGTGGTCGGCAACG